GGCGTTCCAAAGTGATCGCCCGACTTGGAAGTCAGAACCTCACTTGCGACATAACCCAACACATCAACCCACTCAGAAATTAACGCCCGGCTGTGACGATTTACTTTAAGGGTGTGACGATGGCAGGAGTTATCGACAATTGGATCGTCAAATTTCTCGACCTGACTATGACTGATCAGGACTATATTCAGTCCAAGTTCCCTGAGTCTATCCAAAGAGTTTAGAAACTCAGTCCAATATTTCAAGACCATCACATAACCCTTTCCGAATCCGGGTTGCTCAATGGAAGCCCAGCCATTGTCTGTACAAGCAGCGTTAAATATTTTGCGTTCCAGCCAATCAATACTATCTATGACTAACGTATCTACGCCTAATATTTTAAACTCTTTGTATATATATCTCGCTGCATCCATCACATCTGCGAAGGATGAATCGACTAGATCAATTGACTGACAATCAATTTCACCAAGGCCGCCTTCCATATCCAAGAACAATCCATGTCTGGCCCAAGTGCTTTTCCCTGAACCATCGCTGCCGTATATGCAAACCCGCAATGGCCGTTTCTCTTTTCCTTTCTTTATTACGACTGCCATTTTACTTCTCCTTCCTCAAGTTCCCGTACACCTAAATCATCTGTACGATTAACTGTCCGCTCGGCGGCTGCCTGAAGTTCTTCAAGGTGGGCGGGTGAGAAGGGGATTTTATCCTCCCCATTAGCATTCGCATTCGCCATATCGTGCAGTTTTTCGAACACGATCTTAAATTTTCGATCCTGTTCTGCAAGCTGCACTTCCATCTGCTTTTCCAAAGCAGCTACCTTCACGAACAACCCCTTATTTTCTTTTGACCTTGGGGCTTCTTCCCAAACTTCTAGTCCCGCTGCGACCATCGCCTTACGGATGTTGATGATGGTGCTTGGTGATATTTCAAAGCCAAGTGCAGTCCCACAAACACGGGCGATTTTCTCTGGCTTCTTCTTGTTCAACGTCTCGAGATTTTCCTTGATGAAACTATCAAGGATATATCCCTGCGTTCTGCCGATTCTTATCTTCTTACTCATGTCTCTCCTTATTTTATTATAGGATTTAATTCACTTTGAGACAGGGCATAGCACGGCCCCCACCCAAAGTTTTGGATGTTGCCTTCTTGGAGAAGGTCAACTGCCCACACCTCTCCGACTATCGAATAAGTGGGCAACTCGCCAACCACCAGAACATATTTGTCCGGCGGGTTCTTGATCTTTCTAAGAGTGGCGATCAGGTGTCCATTCCTGTACGGTGTTGTCTTCACATCCACCTTTACACCGTGATGTGTGATGCAGTCATAAGACGGCATCACAGGTGGGTTAGTCTCCATGTCTACATATAAATTCATTAACTTGCAGTACGCTATTTCCCCGGCCATACCTTCAAGATCAACAGTCTCGTTAGAGGCTGTGCCAACCTTCAGGTCTTTTACATTATTCGCACGGTTAGTTTCGTAGCGACTCTTCGCTAGATGCGTAGCGAGTTTCTGCTCGGCTCCGTTTAAGATAATTTCAAACAACTTTAAATGTACGGACGGAGGTTTCATTAAAATACTGCGAGGTGTCTTCGTGCTTAGACAGCGCAGCTTCGATAGCTTTATTATCCTTATTCCGCCGAGTGGAGTTTTTCCATGTGACCAGATTATCTCCGCTTGCAGTAACCAATAGAGTATGCGCCTTCATGTGGGCCATCAGTTCTGTAGCCATACGCTCCCGCTCAAACTTCTTTTCTTTTATTTCTTCGTCCAGTTGCTTGACTGCCGCGTGTAATTGAATTGTCATGGGGTTAGCAAGCAGTGGGGTGTCTTCAATACCAGCGGGAAATTGGAGCAAGGCTTCCTCACTGCTCTGCGGAGGTGGTGTCTCCCCACCAATCACGTAGTCATACCAGAACTTTTTCTCTGCTGCAATCAGTTCTTCAATCCGTTCTTCGTTGCGCTTTATCTCATATATACGCATCTTATTCCCGCCAATTAGTACCGCACAATAGGCTTTCTCATATCCGCTGATGTAGAGGTAGTGTAGAATCTGGTAGTAGTAAGCTGGAGGAATTTCTTCAGTAAATTCCTTGCCCCAAGATTTGTTGTTGTATTCGCTGGTAGTCTTGACTTCAAGAAGCCAAGGCTTACCAACGATCTTCGCGTCCAAGTGACCGTGTGCAATCGGCCATTCTTTTGAACGGAAGGTTCGATTCAGCATCTGTATTTTAAAGCCCATACGTTTAGCAAATTGTTTAGCTACCGTTTCCTCATGGGCCAAACCCCAAGTGACAGATTCTTTTGCAGATATATTTTCTGGTGTAATTTCACCACGTTTTACTCCCACTCTGGTTGTAGAATTTTCAAAAGAATTTGCCCCCATAGCGACAGACGCATCACTCCCGGTCATACCTGAATTCCTTAATGCCTGATTCTGTTCTGGCTTCATTTTTCCACCCCAAAAATCTGGCGGACATACGAAAAGAATGCTCGCCGAGCGGCCTTGTTTCTTGCTCGCTTGGACGCTCTGATCGAAGCAAGCAACTCGTAATTCTTTCTCTCTTCAGCAGCCTTGTCTATTGTTATTCCCATATACTTCCTTTCTCCGTAAGGTTATATTTTAGATGTGCGTTCAGGGTTGCGGCCATATCTTCTCGCTTTAATATAACCCTCTTCCCAATCGCAATCCGTTTACGCCGTGAATCTACAGCGGCGAAATGTTCATCGGCGTACAGCCGATGATGGCCAGTGATTAACATATCCGTGTATTCATCATCCATATTGTGTGGTGGCAGCTTTTAGATTGCTTAGTTAGGGTTCAGGTTAAACCTGTTTCAGTCAGAGAATCTTAGCTACCACTCTTCAATTGCATTGTTGCCCAGTTTAATCTTGGGTGTTTCACTCCAAAACTTCTTTGCGACTATCTCGCAAATTGTTTTGTCTTCTGGTTTTAAAATATCCCCGATTGATTTTATGCAGTTATCTAAGTCAGGCTTGCTCTTGTGCGGCTGTCCTAACATCTCTTCCTTTTTCTTTTTGCTCCAACTCTTAGGCATAGCAATATGGAATTCCATGTGTGCCGCATCACCCAATTCAAACCCCTTCTCGGCGGCAGCGGCTTTTAGCTTGTCTGAAAATTCCCAGTAGCGTACACAGCATTTACGTTTAGCCCACCGATCACGCACCGTCATACGAGGCTTCGGGACTACTGCTAAGTCGGTAACGAAAAGGGCGTGGCTTTGATCCATACAGTCTCAGATACTGCTTTCTTCCATGAAATCAAGATCAAAGCCGCTGCCCCATTTTCCTAAATTCATATTATAATTCTCATCCGTTTTAATGTTGAAAGGGACAGTCACTTCGGGGGTACGAGCGTTTACCTGTGGAACTAATTGTCTTACCTTCCCTCCCGCTTTTAAATATAATTCTATCTCCTCCTGATGTGCCGAATTTTCTATCCCAGTTACAGTCGTTACAACTGTTTCCCTCTCGACAATTTCGGCGGCGGGTTCTTGCCAGTATTTGACCGCTCTTTGGAACACCTTGTGTTTGCTACGGTATTCCCTGCTTTTAATTTTGGTATGTTCACTCCGGCAGATTCGGGAGCAGCATTGTTGGCGAGAAATACGGGGGGTGTAATTTTCCCCACAAGTTATGCAGATTCTATCAGGTATGGGGGGGTTGTGTTCACGGTAGTGGATACGCTCGTTATCCTTGCGTTGATTAAGATAGCAAGTTCTTGAGCAATAACGGGATTGCATTCCGGTAAGTAGATTACCGCAACCACAAAACTTTTTTATTTTTTGGAAGACTCCATCAACCATTTTTCTAGGCATCGACTCTCCTTGTCTGGTAACTGTTGTTCACTGAATGAGAATGATTATATAATTAATCAATTATAAATGTCAACAGTTATTTTTTAAAAGTCGAAATTAATTTTAATGCTGGCTAGGTTTGTACGTTTCCTCAAACCAATCGATACCCTCGTTCCAAGTTTTTCTTTGGCCCGGAGTAAAGGTTTTTTGGAAATCATCCCATGTTCCAGCAGGGATTCTTGACCGGGGATTCGCACGTTTAATACTCCGCTTTATATTCGTCAAAGTTTTCTTAGGAATATTCCCATCCTTATCCACACCTCCTGATAGGTTTATATATTGGACATAATATTTCCAAGCCGCTTCTAAATCTTGATACTTCATTGCTTGTTTGTAGTAGTAAAGGGCGTTGGCTTTCGTGGACGGTTTGTGTCCACCAACATCGTCTTTGCCTAGCTTCTCTCTCCACTTCCTCACTTGCGACCAGTTCTTATAGTATGCTGATTCTCCGGGGTCTGTTGAGGAGACTAGCAGTTTGCTCCACTCGCCAAAACCTTTGTTAGGCTTGCCCGCCAGTAGCTTATAAACAGTACCCAAGCTGAATGCGTTTGCAATATGTTCAAACCTGTCCCTGATAGGACGGGGATTAAAGAAGTCAGGCCATGAGGATTCGCCGCTCCACATTTCCATTGGAGTTTTTATGAGGGGACTTATACCCGCTGCAATCTTTAAGGCCGGAGCCTTTATCATTTCCACTAGCTGGTCAGTAATACTTTTGTCCCCCTTCATCATATCCGCAATATCGGAAGGCGCATCATGTAGAGATGCCCAGCTTACAAAATCTGAAAACGCACCTTGGAATCGCAGGGTTGCTATCTCGCCGTCCCATGTGCCGAGATGCACATGAAGCTGCTGCCGTTCAAACTCCGACAGTTTCTCCTCCTCATCAGAAAAGAAAGCTGCATTGTACGCCGACACCATCGTTGAGAAAAACATCATCCTTGCCATAAGGCCAACCCCCTTGAAGGCTACCTGTTTCGCAGCCACTTTTGCCAACTGTGCTTTTATATCTTTGCCTTCGGCTTTTGAATTCCGCATAAGCCGGATGTACCGTGGAGCATTAATCTCCATCCAACTGTAGAAGGGCATCAGATGGGTGCGTATAGCCTGTCCAGCGTGGGAGATATTGCCGTAGTCTCCTATCAGTTCACGGGCCAGCTTCGCTGCCTTCTGCTCCGGGTCTGTGATTGCATCAATCTCACTCTGCTTGGATGCAGCGTAGATTTTCATATCCGGGTTATCCTTAATCTTCTTCTTGAAATATCTCCAAGCTGCAAGTCGGATAAGATTTTCCCGGTAGGTAGTCCACTCCCTGAAAGACTTCGGAATTTTCTTTCCTAGATGTGTTAATTTCTCCAGAGTATTTGAAGGCTTTGGTTCAAACAACCCTTCATACATTTTGCTGAAGTCATCAACTTCTGTGATGACAAATCCACTGTCGATTATCCCCTGCCTTCGTGCCTCATTTAGTTCTGCGGCGGCTGGGCCATCTGGGTTTTTCTTCTCCTGATACAAGTCTTTTACTGCCTGTTTCATACCCCCCAATATTTTGGGGGAATATGCTAAAGCTATGTCCAAGTCACCAGACATATTGTTTAAATT